CATCATCAGTCACGAATGCCAGCCAGATTGAGCTTGCACCATCGTTGGCACCTTCCGCAGAGCTATACAGCTTGTTTGCCCGAAACAGCGCACGGAAATTGAACTTAGTTTCTACTGGTTGACCTTTTACCGTAATTTCTAACATGAATATCCTCCTAAATTATCGTCTCAGATCGGCCGTAGCCTACTCGTCTCTGTGTGCGATTAATTAAACGTGCGAAGTGGTTGTGGTGGTGGTAGTAGTTGATGCTTTCGTGGTAGTCGTTGTAGTAGCACTGCCGTCCGCAAATTCGCCTTGCTTTTCGCCCGGGCGTTCGAATGCATAGAGCTGATCGAGCATTTTTACCTGCTCATCTGAAAGTGGGAACGTGCCCGGTGTACCGTCTTGGTTTTTGTCAGCAAGTTTGCCGATGATGTTCAAAGTGAAGTCAATCTCGGAGAAACTGTCTTCATCTGAAATGTCGGCACTATCAACAACACCGTACCCAAACATCGCTGGATAAGCCTTGTGGTCGCCTTCAACAACGGCCAGACGTTCATCAACAATGACACGCCATACTTTAACCTGACGGCCTTCGTGCTTAGCATCAATGATGATTTCATGCGCTTTGTCGCCCGGAACCATGTACGTTGTCAGCTCGATACTGTCTTCGTTGGTAGATGCGGCAATGATACGGCCCATCTTGGTTTGTTCATCAAGAGAATCACCTTCAATGCTTGTATCGCCAGACTCTTGGTGAGCCGGCAGGATTGCAGGACTGCCGATTGGTGCTACTTTAGGATCTGTCGATTGAATAAAGTACCAAACATCTTTACCACGATATGGGGTATCTTTTACGAATTCGATACCGTTGTTTACTGGAACTGCCATAATCAATAATCTCCTTCTAGAGTAATGAGTAGCATGCAGCGGCGTAATGGTGTGCTATCGCCCATGCTTGTGTCGATTGAATTAGATGCTGTTAATGACTGCCATCGTGTCACTTTACTGAGTGACCATTTCACCTTGCGAACGAAGCCTTCCCATTCAGCCGGTGGAGTGTCGATACTGTCGTAGATGTCAATCTGCTGGCCAACACTCGATAGTGTCCCTGTCTTGGATGACATATCAGCATCAACGTGAACATTCACAAAAACTAATGGTAATGTGCTCTTTGCGTCAGGCTGAATGAATACGGGATTGAGACCGTCAGCAGTCAATTGTGTTTGAACATCTTCGTACCATTGAGAGAGTGTCATTTGAACGCGGCTACCTCCTTCAACTTGTCCATTGTCGTTTTAATGAAAAACGATTGTGCTGCTGAAACGGCTGGACGAATGAATGGCTCGGCTGACATTTTGTAGGTGCCAAACTCAACAAAAGATGAATAATCGGCCTTGGCATTGACAGTCCCAGTTACAGATGTAGCTGTCTTCTTGACTGGCTCAACACTAATGTTGTTTGCCATGTATCCGGTTCTTTTTGGTGCCACCTGTTTAGCTGTGGCTTGCACCTGGCCAGTAGTGATCTTCATTGCTGATGATGCGGCTTCAATAGTCGCTCCGGCTGTTGCGCTTAGTTCTTCCATCAATTTATCGAGGCCTGACCATGTGACATTGGTATTAGCCATTGCTTGCACCTCCAGACACGATGAATACCGTTGACTTGCGGTTCACAAAAGTCTTATTGATTGTCCACTTGACACCGTCAAGCTCGATCTCGTTCACAGGCAGTGCGGGATTCTTTACGTGAATCTCGAAGGCCATAGTGTTCACAAGACCGTATACAGACAGCTCTTGTGCGCTGGTGATTGGGATTGTCAGGCAAGTGACCATCTCACGCGTCTCTGTTGGCCTGTCATGCAGCGGGTCAGCCGGCGGTACCTTCCTGATGAGAGTGATTCGATTATTGTATCTCATACGAACCTCATCCCCGGTCGGCGGCTTTGCGATGAATCGCGATAAACGTCAAGGCCGTCAGCATATTTAGACAGATCAATGGTTTCCCATGTATTTGACACATTGCCCTCACCGCTGGCGGTTTTGCCTTCGTCACCAATGCGGTTGTACATCTTAACCACAACGTCTTTGATTACCCATGTAACAGCAGTTGGCACTGTCTGGTTGATTACACCGTCTTGGTTGATATAAGTCAGCACACGCGCTGTGGCGTCCTCAATCAGATCACTCAAAAGGTCGTCTTGTACTGTGTCGGTCAAACCGATTCGTAGCTTTACGCTGTCTAAAATCGCCATCATTTCACCGCCTTTACTGCTTGAACATACTTGTATGAGCACTTCGAATTGTCTACGAAACTCAAATCGTCTTCAAATGGTGTGTGATTAACGTACTTCCCTTTGAAGAACAGCCGTTTGTCTTCAACCGTGACGCCTGCGTTGTGCATAATCTTAGTTTCATTCCATCGTTTCACGGGGTCAGTAGCCCAACAAAAATCGAGTTCATCACTGATTGCCGGTCCAATATTGAAGTACATCATATTCCATAACTGTGACCACATTTCAGCAGTCCATTTTTGAATGTTGCTATCAACTGTCTGCAGGTATTGCCACAGTCGGTTGCTGTCTACATACACCTTTCGCCAGTATTCAGCTGACGGGTGACTGATAAGCCACTGAGCACCACCAGAATTGTGGTTGATTGTCTCAAGTGATTCTAATGTAACGCCAACAATATCAGCCATGCGCTTTAGAATCTCTTCACCGTGGTCGCACTGCTTGATATAGTCAACGCTGATATAACTCAACGTGTTACTACATAACCAACGATCAGGGCGCGCTTTTAACTTACGGAAGTCAGGACGCTTACGGAAAATAACATCGCTATCGAAGTAGAAATAATCTTCATTCTCACGTTCGGGATCTTCTGAAAGATACTGCCACCAAAGCCACGGCTTCACAGATGGGATATATCGCTTGTCTGAACGCTTGTCGGTGTACGTGTGTACTTCTACTCCATATTTGCTTGCAAGCGTTTCTGGCACCTTAGAATCATGCACAGTGAAGAGCAAAACGACATCTTTCATGTCAAACCCGACACTTCGCAGATTGGTTAGGCATACTTCCAACTCCCATTCAAAACGCTTGATAGCGGGTTGACACAAAATAAGCTTCATTCTGTCCTCCAATCAGCCGCCCGGTTTCCCGTACTGTCCTATTTCTATAGGCGACTTAGATCAATCAATTAAGCGTGCAATGTGGTAGTCGTAGTAGTCGGTTTCACAGTCGAGGTCGTGGTAGTTGCTGACGTCCCGGCGGTAAAGATTGCTTGACGGTTGTCATCGCTGATCCATTGACCTGCCTTACCAGCACCCTGCAAAGCAACACCCGCAAAGTTTTCGGATTGAATCGTCCGAACAACGTTGATACCAGTAAACGCACGGCCAATATTATCAGGTGCGAAAATGATAGACTTGCCAGCCATGTAACGTGTAGGCGTCTTGGTAACAACGATGTCGCGGAAACGTACAATGCCGTTTTCATCAATGTTAACAGCAGAGCCTTTGGAACTGGTTACCAACTGGTGGTCGATGATTGCGTTGTAAACTTCGGCAGTCACGTATGCACGAACTGGAACAACGACTTCAAGATCAGTGTAACGTTCGGACGCCGCTTCAAACACCTTGTTGACATCATCAACCGCACCAAGATCAGCCGCAGCACTAGCAACCAAGTAGGCTCCGAGTTTGCTATTAAATAGACGCGTTTTAGCTTGTGCTTGCAAATTCAGGCGATCAGCCACTGCAGCATTCAGATCGTTGTTGACAGTGAGTTGGTCGATACCTTCGTTGAAACTCCAGCCGAATGAATACGGTACATCAATGTCACCATAGATGATTTCCTTCATTGGCCCGAAGCGGTTAGAGTTACTTGTGCCAGATCCGAATGCCACGTTAGGGTCAGTGTTGTAAGTGCCAACAGCAACAGGCACATCATTTGCCTTTACGCTGAACGCAATCGCGTTGTTTTGAACGCTATCGAGTGCTTGCAGTGCACCGAATGTCGGGGTGAATGTACTTTGCACACCGAAGACGGTCTGCATCAAGCCAATAAACTGTTTCTGATAGAGACGTACTGGTAAATCGTTGTTTTCTGTAGCCATGATTAGCTACCTCCTATTTCTTTTTGTATTGTGCCATGATTTTCTTGAATGGATCGTCAGCACCATCGAGGGCAGAAGCACCATTCTTAGGCGGGTCGGTTTGCAGCTTGGCTTCAACCTGCTTGTTGACCGTCTCTTGAATAGACTTGCCGAGTGTTTCAACAGCC